TACCATCTCGGCGGCTTCCACGTTGACAAGGTTGAGCCGCCACAAGAGATGGTTCAGGCGGTTGGCTTCAGGCGGCAGAGGCTTTGGCATCGAACATCTCATCAATGGCTTGGACGACATCCGCCTCAGACCACACGAATGATGCGTCATTGGGGCGGTTCTTGAGCGCGCAGTAGGCTGACCAGAGATCTGGGTTGACGGCGCTGCACAGATCGAAGCTTGGGACTTCAGGGAACAGGTCATCGGCAAACTGATTGATCAGTTCAAGGATCGCAGCTTGGCGGGTGGGGCCGTGACCGATGCGGTCATTGGGCTCTCCGCCGTAGGTGTCGTCGTCGATGGCTGACCAGTCGAGGACGTTGGTGCCGATTGGGGGAGGGTTGTAGGTGGCGATAATGCGCATTGTTTTGATCCTTTGTGGATGGGACAGGGGAGAGGTTTGCCCCTCCCCTAGGGATATTAATCTTCCTCGTAAGAAGCTTCATCAAGGTTTGACAGGACGCCATCGAGGTCGGTCAGCGCGCTCTCCAACCAACTGATCCGGCTGGCTAACATCTCGCCCTTTTCGCTCCCCTGCCACTTGGCAGATTTGCGGTCAAAGCTGTCTGAGTATGTATCGCGGATGTTGTTAAGATCCGACTGGATCTGCTCAAGCTTGGAGTAGATGGTTTTGATTTTCTTGACGGTCATGGTTTTGATTCCTGTTGAAGTGGGGTGATAACTCGGAGAGGTGAAGGGGGGAGTTTCCTCCCCACAATTGTTAAATCTTGACGTATTCGCTGGGGTCCAGCCAGAACGGGCCACCAACGGAGCCGACCAACTTGCCCTGCACATAAATGGCCTCGACATACTCCTCTTCGTCGGGGGTCTGCATCTCGACCAGATCAACGATGTCGCGAGCAGCAACGCCATGATCAGGGTCAACGCCAAGGACATGATCGGCAATGGCCTCGCAGAACTGGTCCCAGAGGAAGTTGCCAGTGGCGGTAAAGGTGAGGGAGGGGGTGGTCTCGCCAAGGGTGTAGAAGTTGAAAGTCATCGTCGGTCTCCGTAGTTGCGGGGTAATCCAACCCCATGTCCGTACAGTGTCACGATTCGGGGAGCATGTCAACTCGTCATGCTCCCCGGCTTGATTAGGCCAGCACGGGGGCCTTCACTGCCTTGACACGGATGGTGGTGACAAGCTCGCCGGTCTTGGTGCAGGCGGCGATCTGCTCGGCGGTCAGCAGCTTCTTGGCGGCGGTGGCGTCGAAGCGCACGGGCTCGGACAACGTGACGGTGACGATGTTGCGCTCGCCAACGATTTCTTCCATGCCGGTGGCCTTGATCTCAGCCTTCACTTCATCCAGCAGGCGGGTCAGGCCGTCGATCTCGGCCTTGATGGCGGCGTAGCGGTCAGCGAGGGTGTTGATGTTGCTCATTGTCTTGCTCCTGTTTGTCTGGGGTAATCCAACCCCATGAACAGACAATAAAGCGAATCGGACGGCATGTCAACTTGTCATGCCGCCCTGTTTTAGCCTGTGGATAACTTTTTCAATCTTCGTTTGCTGCCCGGCCCAACGGGGTGTCTTCCCACCGGGTAATGGCGCGCATGTAAACATCCACCATGCTCTCGCGGGCTTCCCGCTTGTCGGGGTCTTCCCGGCGGATTTTGACGATTTCCTTCAAAGCCGCAGCGTCGTAGCCCCGGCCTTTGGATTCCTTGTACACATCGCTGATGTCAGACGCGATCTGCTTCTTTTCGTCTTCCAATCGCTCGATGCGCTGGATGATGCTCAGAACGTCTTTAGCTGCGTTATCCCCAACGTCATTCATGCTTACCCCCTAAGTCATCGAGGATGAGAGTGCAGGGAGCGCCGTCCTCGACCCAGCGCGCCTCAATCCACCGGCAATGCCGGTCATTCGCTATGATCCCCGCCGCAGCCAGCGCATCGAGGCTGGCCTTGAAGAGGTTATCCAGATCCCGGTGCCGCTTGTCGGGCGGGACCACCAGCATGGTCAGCTTGAATGGCCCCTTGATGCGACCAGCCCTACATTGGGCAGCGATGGCCCATGAGGCCGCTTCTTTCCATTTCACGTACTCAGGCGACCTATAGACGCCGCCGCCCTTAGTGGCCCTCCAGAGGCGGTTCATGGACGGCGGGAAAGGAATCTCCACCTTGAGCATTGATCTGCCTCCTCGCCTCCATAGCGAGGCGCAGCAGCTTGTAGGCTTCCGGCTCGCTGATTCCGTACCGGGCCGCTATGTCTACCGTGTCCACGCCCCGCAGGAAGAGCTTAAGCACCTCCACAGGGGTAGTCACGATCCGGGGCGGCTCAGAGGTCGGCATAGACATCTGGCCTTAAGACAGCGGGCGACAACCCGGTAAATTGCGACAAGCGCCGAACGTACTTGAGCGGCACATGCCTCCACTTGGAGATAGCTTGCCGGGTCACCCCGAGCTCGCTGGCAAGCTTGGCACGGCTTCCGTAAGCGCGGAAGACATCGAGAAGGATTGGATCGAACTGTTTCATGTGAAGCAAGATAATCGGCCCTGTGGATGTAGTCAACTGAGCGGTTGACCCGCATCCCCAAATCACCGTAACGTGGATTCGTCATCGGATGAGGGCAACATGAAACCAGATATTGAACAGCTTAAGATACAGATCAGTTTGCTTCTCGATAGGCACCCTGAGCTGATTGATGATGTCGACCTACGGGCCGACATGCTAGAGGGCAGCACTGACCTCCATGCGATCATGGAGCGGCTGCTAAACGAAGAGCGCGAAGCCAACGAGCTTATAGCTGTGGTTGGCAACCGCATCGAAAATCTATCCGCTCGCCGCACCATGTTCCGCTCAAGGCAAACCTCCTTGCGCGCGGTCATGCAGGAGATCTTAGACAAGGCGAACCTTCGCAAGATCGTATTGCCCGAGGCTACAGTCAGCATCACGCGCCGAGGCCCTGCGGTACAGGTCATAGACGAAACTCTCGTCCCTGACGCTTACTGCCGCTTTAAGCGTGAGGTCTCCAAGACAGCCATCAAAGATGCAATTAATGCTGGAGAAGAGGTGCCCGGAGCGGTCCTCGATAATGGCAGCGAAACACTAAGGATCGGCTAATGTTCTCGGCACAGATAAACAATGCGCTATCAGCGCCACTAGACCGTGCGTTTGTAAAAGAGCGTGAGCAATCAGGAAGACGGTTCTCTTACATCGAGGGATGGCATGCAATCGCGGAGGCTAATCGCATTTTCGGTTTCGATGGATGGCATCGAGAGACGGTCGAGCTTCGACTCGTCAATGAGCGACCGCGTAAAATTGGTCGCGATGGCCGGGATGGGTGGGCTGTTAGTTATGTCGTGCGTGTGCGTGTTATTGTTGGGGATGTTATCAGGGATGGTATGGGTTCTGGGCACGGAATTGATACTGACTGTGGCCTCGCTCACGAAAGCGCTGTTAAAGAAGCTGAGACTGACGCGATGAAGCGCGCGCTTATGACCTTCGGGAATCCGTTTGGTCTTGCGCTGTACGATAAGGAACAGCGTCAGGTTGTGGAGGCTCCTCCAGAAAAGCTTCAGCCGACAGACTTGGATGCGATGATCCAAGATATACTCCGCATGCAAACAACCGTTGCTCTGCGCAAGTGGTGGCGGCAGACAGCCGACTTCCGCAAAAGTGTTGGGCTCGTTGACGGCACTGAGGAATACCAGTCGCTGTACAACATCTTCGTAACTCATGGAAAAAAACTTGCAGCAGGGGAATCCGTAAATGGCTAATCGTTATGATGCACTCACAGTTAGCAAATATGTTGATCGCAATGGTGATGAAAAAAGCTTTTTCACCAAGATCGGCACGATGTTCCAAAACAAGAACGGTGACACGTACAGCTTGGAACTTATTGCGCTTCCTATCCCAGATAAGGAAGGAAAGGTGCGCTTGTTCCTCAAGCCACCGGAGCAGCGTGAGGGTGCGCAACAGGTCTCGCGTAGCACTCCTCGCCCTGCGTCTCGTCAGCAAGCGTCTGACGATGATGTAAATGACTCGATCCCTTTTTAATGGACATCCTCACTCCTAGGGGGCAGGAGTCGAGGAAGTGGGAGGACCGGGCCGTACAGATCTGGTCCTCCCATTACCCTGATATAATCTACGCCTCTACTGATAAAGACACGCCATGCGTTGTCGATGCGGTTCTCGTCAAGAATGGCAAGATCATTGGCGTTGTAGAGCAGAAGTCGAGGCCGGGTATGACTATCCTCGATTTCAATGTGACCTATGAGAAGCGCTGGCTAGTAACTCAGAAGAAGCTAGATGACGCCTCAGAGATTGCACAGGCCCTGCAAACCAAGCTTGTTGGATTCCTATACTTCCCCGAGGCCGATGTGCTGTTAGTAAAAACGCTAATGGCCCCCGGCAAAGGGTGGGTAGCAGACATAAGAACGGAGCACACCAGAACACAAGCAACCATCAATGGAGGCAGCGCGGTTCGCCTCAACGCTTACATCGACATGACAGACGCTCTTGTACTTTATGGAGACATCAATGAATGAAGACCAGCCACTTAGCGAACAGTTTCGAATAGTAGCCAAGAAGTGGGTTGATGCGGATTCCGCAGCCAGCCTCTTAGAAGAAACCAAGAGCGCTGTTCTTGCCCGCATGATGGCGGCACAAGGCGACATGCCAGTGAACCGCGCAGAACTTAATGTGAAATCGTCCGAAGAATGGCTAGAGTTTGTGACCAAGATGGTGAAGGCTCGCGAACGCGCTGCGCTTTTAAAAGTTCAACTTGAATACATCCGCATGAGATTTAGTGAATGGCAGTCGCATGCAGCAACCCGCAGAGCGGAGATGAAACTATGAATGACATGACAGATGAAGAGTGGGGCAAGCAGGCCGAGGCGATGGCCGATGACATCGTTAAGATCATCGAGGGCGCGGAAAGCGACATGATCATTGAGGTACTGGCATGCATAGTAGCGGACATGCTTGAACCCTTTGAGCCAGAAGAGGGGATTCCGTTGATGCTGGCCTTTTTGGGCAACATCTTTGAGAAGCGTTACGACCTTGGCTTTGATGTTTCCAAAATAGACGCCGGGATGATGCAATGAAACGAGTCCGCATCACAGCAAAGATGCGGGCCGACATCTTCTTGTCGAGGGGTGGCATGTGCCACCTATGCAGCATGAAGGTAGTGCCCGGAGAGGAGTGGGATGTCAGCCACGATATACCTTTGGAAGCTGGCGGTAAGGACGATGCAAGCAACTGGTTTGTTGCTCATCGCAAGTGCCACCGGGTTCATACTAGCACTGTTGACGCTCCCATGATCGCGAAGGTCAAACGAATCCATCAAAAACATGTTGGAGCAAAAAAGTCTCGCTCACCCATGCCGCTTGGCCGAGGCTCTAAGTTCAAACGAAAGATGGACGGCACCATAGTAAGGAGAGAACCGTGAATGTTGTTTTCACAATAAACCTGCCTCAAGCGGTAAGGCCAAAACCACACATCGGAGAGGAAGACAGCATCCTTCTCCCGTTCCAAAACATTTATGCAGCAGTTGACGCTAAGAACTTTAACGATCTGCTGAAGCTGCTGCATGAAAACGATTACATAGTAGCGCGTGAGTTCAATGCAAAAAAAAAGTTCGATGGTTCCCGCCTTTATGAAGATCGAGGCGAAATCATCATCAACTGCCAAATGATCGGCAAAATCAAACCCTTCTTTGAATGAGGAGAAAGAAAATGGAATATCGTGACATCATGCATCAAGCCGCCCGTGTCTTTAACGAGCGGAATCCGCAGTATGGAGATATGAGGATTGGGATGGAACGTGTAGCTCAAATAGCAACGCTCATCACAGGCATCCAACTGAGCGCTCACGATGTAGCGCTTGTCCTGCATGCTGTAAAACTATCCCGGCTTGGTGCGGATCGCAGAAACCCGGATCATTATGTAGATGGCGTAAATTATCTAGCCTTTGCAGGGGAGCTAATTGAACCGCCTGCCGTTCCCGGCAACATGGATGCCGCGTTTAATGTCATAGAGGATGAACTTGCGAAGATGGCGAAGCACTTTGCGGAATCCAATCCAACAGCAACGCCTCACGAAGGCTAAGGAGCGGCGATGGCCGATGGTGCTTCATTCGTTTGGGACGCACCCATACGGATTAGATCTAGCGGAATCCGTTTAGATGAACTGCGGTACGATTCATGTCGTTACATCATCAGTTCGGAAACCGCTTTGTCTGTCAGGTACTGCGGCCATGAACGCAAGCGCGGGGCTTATTGCGCTTCTCATGCAGAACTCTGTTATTTGCCTCCTAAATCAAAGCAGGCAAATGTTGCGGAATCCAAAGCGCCATGAGACACTAATTAGGTCACGGAATGGTCTGTGACCTACATACGGCGATGCCTTTGCGTCAGGCGTCTGTAGGCCCAGCCCCTTAAGTGATTTGTTCGAAACACTTGCCCCAGCTTTAACAGGCTGGGGTCTTTCGTTTAAGCGTTCGCCAGCGCCTGTATCTGCGCAGAGATAGCTGCAAGCTGCGCCTGAAGCTCCTCCAGCGTCGGCTTCACCGGCACAGGCTCTTGAATAGTGGCGGCATAGGCCAGCGCAGCCGCCTCTTCCTCCGGGGTGAACTGGATGATCTTGACTTCGCCAGTTTGGACATTGACTTCAGTGCGTTGCATGTGTGCCTCCTATTCGTAGAAGAGATTGACGAAGCCGCTTGTAAACGTAAGGCTGGGCGTTGGGGTGCTCAGGGTCAAGCGGACAGCGGTGAGCGCAGCCGCCGCATTAACGTAACCGCCACTTAAATAGCAGGCCGCTATGTCGCCGCGAGCCGTGTTCCCAGCCAAAGTCCAGCCATTGCCTGTGATGTTCGTGATGGTGTAGGTGCCGTTAAAGGTGCCCGTGGTTGCCGGATTATTGGCGATGCCAAACCCATTCGTAAATGACACCGGGACTGGCGGATTGAGGACAGATGTAGCGACACCCGTGTAGCCAGATGTCACATATGTCGGTGTCGCGCCGGTCCCCAACTGGATGTAAATGGGCGAAGAAGTGGTCGAGTTGCAGCGCAGATTATTGACTTGCACCGTCACCCTCTTCACCCAAGACGGGAGACCTGTCCAAGCCACGCTCGCCTGTCCGGTGGCGTCAATAACAGTAGGGCGCACAATCTTCGCAGTCGAAGACCACACAGACCCGTCAGCAGTGAATAACACGTTGCCAGCAGTTGTCGGCGACACGCTTGCGCCAAGGCCACCGTAGCCGCCAGCAAGGATGCCGGAGGAACTGGCACCCTGCGCGAGAACTGAAATGTTGCGAGAGATGGTCATTGGTTATCCCTCATTCGTACAGGATGTTGACGCTACCGGCGTCAAAGGTGTCGGTGCCGTTGACGGTAGTTAAACGCAAAGCAGTTAAAACAGCGCCAAGCGCGATTGAGCCTGCGCCAATGTTATTATTGGCAGCGGCATCTGATCGGCCAGTGCTGCTTTGAATTTCCTGTTAAATTTATTAAAGTTAAAAATCCTTGCATGGACGCAGTGTTTGGCAATGCCGCAACAAGAGCAAACCCTGACGAAAATGTTGTCCCGACAGAAGCGCCAGCATTTACTACTGCCGTAACTGCGCCAAGATACCCAGATGTTGTATACGTGGGCGTTGAACCTGTTCCAAGCTGAATTATTGGCAAAGAGGTGCCGCTAGTACTAAGTGATTGATATGATAAAGTTATGCGCTTCACCCAAGATGGAAGACCAGTAAACGTAATGCTAGTTCCGCTGGCTGAGACAGAAGTTCCCTGAACGATCTTCGCAGTCGATGACCAAGCGGCCCCATCTGAGGTGAAGAGCACATTGCCCGCCGCGCCAACGGAGGACAGACTGGTGCCCCCATAGCCGCCAGCAAGAACGCCCGCCGTGCTGGCCCCCTGCGCGAGTGTTGAGAGATTACGAGCGTTCGCCATTGCTGTTCCTCATGGAATTTCTGCCGATGCGGTCCAGTGAAAAGCAATAAACGCGTTTGCGCCAGTAGCACCGCCGTTTACCGAAATAGATGAGCTGCCCGCAGGATTTGTCGAAACTGCAAAATCAACATTAGTTGTCCAGTTTCTAACGACAGAGGTGCTCCCTGTCACAGGGCTATATATTGTAGAAGTTGGTATGGACCTTTTAACCGTAGCAAAGAATGCAGAGGTAGCATAATAACCAGCACCATTAGAAGATGTATATACACTTCCGGGCCACGGTGGAGAAGCTACCGCTGTTCCGGGGTTAGTTGATTGCTCATAACTTTTTTCATAGTACCGCTGGCAGTTTTGCAGTTGCTGGGTATATGGTTGGCGCTCAAACGGAGTCGCAATCGACCCTTCTTCAAACTGGACATTCCCAATTTGCCATGTGCCACTCGTCTGCGTGTCAACAGTAAACAGTATTTCAATGCCCGTAGTAGCAGCCGCAGGGACGGAAATGTTGGCAGTATAGGTTGATAGAGTGCTGCTAACAGTAAACGTGCCAGTGGCAATCTGTGTCTTTGTTGGGGTGCCAATGGTGCCAAAAGCGTTTGTGGTGTTTGCGTAAAACGCGGTCCAAGTCACCGTAGTCAAAAATGAGTTGGCGATGTTGACTGACAGAGTACAGGTCTTACCAGCCAAATCATACGAGTTAAGCGACTCAATGCGTTGGCCGATGCCAACCGCAGTAACTGAAGCAGCGCCAGTAATTTGCAGAAGGTTTTTATTGCTGCCAGAGCCAGCAACTTGTGCCGCTGTGACGTTCGCGCCTGTGCTATAGACGAACCAACGGTCAACGCAGGGGTATCCTGTTGATGCTGTTGGAACGGTAGTACCAGCCGTGACAGTGGCCGATGTTGCCCGCTGCGCGACATACATGTTGCCGTTGATCAGGCGATTTCGCAGGAATGAGGACGCCATTGACAGGTTGCCGCCAATGGTCAGATTTGAGTTCCCGTCAACTGACGAGGAGGCAACGGCCTGAATGCTCGTTGAGCCCGTCCAAGACGTTAACTGCCCACTGGCGGGGGTGCCCGTAATTGTCACGCCACCCGTGAACCCGCCGATGTTGAGCGCAACTATGTCAACGGTGTCGCCCGCAGTAGCCGCAGTCCCAAGCACAATTGCTGTGCCAGAGGATGCCGTGTAATCCGTGGGATCGAGCAGCACACCGTTTGCATAGACCTGAACATAGTTGGGCGTGTACGCAGCCGTGAAGCTCGTCTGCCCAGCCGAAGCGGTATAGGTGGTGCGGGTGTAGCCGCCGCTGGTAAACGTGCCAATGTTGTAGGCGATGACCTCAACAATGTCGCCAGACGCCGCCGCAGACGCCAGAACAATCGTCGTGCCGGTGCTGGCCGTGTAGTCGGCGCTGTTGAGCAGGATGCCGTTGAGGAAAACCTCAACATAGTTGACAGTGTACGAAACAGTGAAGCTGGTCTGACCAGCAGTCGCAGTGAACGCGGTGCGGGTGTAGGTGCCGCCACCACCGGGGATGGTCACCGTGACAGCATTGGTCGCCGCCGTGGCTGTAACGCCCGCGCCAGTGAAATTGAAGCTGGTGACGCCAGAGGTGAGAAGCGAACCCTCGTCATAAACAGCAATGCTGCTACCGCCACCACCAGCGGGGCCGGTGGGTCCTGTTGCGCCGGTCGCCCCGGCATTTCCCGCAGCGACAATGTTCCAAGAAGTGTAGGTGCCAGACCCGCCAAATGCATCAGAAGTGATGACCAGCGTCGTCCCGCTGAACGAGGTGATGATACCCTCGACATAGT